TGCGAGAAAGATGGTATTGCACTGGCAAACGAAGTGCTGAATTGGAACTTACCTTTTGACTACATCGAGAACGGAGGACAGGAAGAGTTTATCAATGATTTCATTGTAGGTCATACCGATATTTGCACGAATGGTCTGCTTGCCGATATTAAGGTCAGCTTTGATGCAACCACATTCCCATGGTTTACAGACGATATACCAAACTCGTATTTTTACCAACTCCAAGGGTACATGTGGCTATCTGGAATTGAACGTAGCGAGCTGGTCTATTGCCTTGTAAATACACCAGAGTTGATGGTGTTGGATGAGATCCGCAGAGAACATTGGAAAAACAACCTAATCGATGAAGACGAAAGCATTGAGGAGTATGTTCGTGCCAAGCATAACTTTGACCACATCCCAAAAGAAAAGCGAGTGCGTAGATTTATCATTGAGCGAGATGAAGACGTAATTGAAAGGATCAAAGAACGGATCCAGGTATGCAGAGAGTATTACAAATCACTTGAGATATGAAGAAGACAGCAGTACAATGGTTTAGAGAAAGACTTTTTTTCAAAGGTTCATACAACGGTCAAGAATTAAAACAATTATTTGACGAAACATTGGAGATGGAGAAGAAGCAGATAATAAAAGTATTTGTAGATGTTAGCAAAGAAACATGGAAAGGACTGGGTAGACAATTAACACTTCAAGATATAATCGACTTTCAAAAAATCGCAGAAGTTTATTATAATGAGGAGTTCAAATCGGAATAAGATGAAGACAAAACTTTTATATTTTCTCGCAGGAATTGGATCAGCAAGCATAATGTTTGCAAGCCCAGAATTATCAAACAAATGGCAATCAATAATTAATAATTTAATACATTAAAAATGAGCTACGATAACACGAACACAGGGGTGCTATTCATCAACAAAAACAAAAAAGAGGACAAGCATCCATTTTGGAAAGGAAAGATAAATATTAAAGGAGAAGAGTTTGACCTTTCAGCTTGGGATCGAGACACAAAAACAGGAGAACAAATGCTTTATTTAAAATTATCCGAGCCATTTAAAAAAGAAGAGCAAACAACATCAACAAGCACAGGGATCACATTTTAATATTGCTGCAACCCAACCCCTCGGAGTATTATTGGTCGCTCTGGGGGGTTTTTAATTACAAAAAACATGTACATAAACGATAAAAAACTACGCAGCGAACTCCAAACAGTCCTGCTCACAAAAACACGAAACCAAGTGGTAACAGAAATAAAAGCAACAGGCGAAAAAATGCACCAATTTCAAATTGACAAGTTCCTATTAGGAAGACCTGTGTCTATTGAAACAATCAACAAATTTGACAGGTATATCAGCAAGTTAAAAAAATAGCTACATTTACAACCAGATATAAATGCATGTGAATAATCAGTGGGCAACGATACTGTGCAAGCATCACAAAGAGTGGGTCTCCATCGTTAAGAACTTCGGAGAGCACAATTATGCAGAAGATATAGTACAGGAAATGTATGTCCGAATTCACAACAGCAATGCAGGAGAAAAAGTAATAATAAACGGAGAGCCAAACCGAGCGTATATTTGGAGCATCCTAAAAAACACATTCATCACATACGAAAAGCAAAAAGCAAAAGTGCACAAGGTAGACATCGATTCCCTTGTGCATTTAAGTTATGATGAAACAGATATTATGTACCACAGAGCATTAAATACAATCCAGCAAAATATCGAAGCAGAAATGTACCGATGGCATCCCTATGATAAAAAGCTGTTTGAAGTTCATGTCCAGGATCAAAAAAGCATGAGGACAATTGCAACAGGCACTACGATTTCAGTGAAGTCAATTTTCAACACAATAAAGAATTGCAAGACAAGATTAAAAAACGAAATAGGGGAAGACTATGAGGATTTCAAAAACGGAGAGTACGAGCGAGTATAAAACAGCAGTTATGGAATTGGTGTTGTTAGTCGGTAAAAAAAGCAAGCGAATAAACGAACTGAAAGATGAAGTGGAAAGCTTGGAAAAGAAGAATGATGAAATGTGGCATGACCTACAAACAGCAAGGAGTTACATCCAAGTTCTAAAAAACGATTTGAAAGATTTGAGTACTGAATTTAATAGATGGAGAAATGGAAAAGCCGAAAAGAAAAAGGAGAACTAAAGAAGAGATTAGACAAGCACAAGCAGAGAAAGTGTACACCACTTCTCCAGAAGGACTAGGGGATACTATCGCAGCAATTACAGAAGCTACAGGAATTAAAAAGTTGGTGCATTGGATTGCAGGAGATGACTGTGGATGCGAAGAGAGACAGGAAATATTAAACAAATTGTTTCCTTACAAAAAACCAAAGTGCATGACGGAGGAGGAGTATAATTACTTCACGTCATTTTTAGCTTTGAATTCTGCTGTGGTTAAACCGACACAACAGATGGTTTTATTAAGAATGTACAATCGGATCTTTGGATTACAACAAGAGCCAACTACATGCAGAGACTGCTGGGTTGAGTTCATCGATAAATTAACAAAAGTATACAGCACCTATGCCAATTCCTAAACCAACGAGTACCGAAAAGCAGTCTGACTTTATGCAGAGATGTATGTCAGACGAAAAAATGAAATCCGAGTATCCAGAGGATCAAAGAGCAGCTATTTGTTATGACGCATACAGAACCAATTTAGAGGGGCAGAGAGTTTCTTTTGATTACGATGGAACATTGTCTACTGAACGTGGTAAAAAGCGAGCAGAGGGGCTTATTTTAAACGGAGCAGTGGTGTATATCATTAGTGCCAGAGATTCAGTTGATGGAATGCTTGGAACAGCAGACAAACTTGGGATTCCACACAGCAGAGTTTATGCTGTAGGAAGTAACGAGGCAAAAATACAAAAGATTAAAGATTTAAATATTTCAATTCACTACGATAACAACACCGATGTAGTCAATGCATTGGATGGTGTAGGTCGTTTATTTTAACAATCATGCAGGCAGAGTTAGTAAAATTATCGGCAATCAAGCCAAACACGAGCAATCCAAGAACAATAAAGGATGCCAAGTTTAAAAAATTAGTACAGTCCATTAAGGAGTTTCCACAAATGTTAAAGCTTCGACCTATTGTAGTCGATGAAGAGATGGTTATATTGGGTGGAAACATGCGATTTGCTGCGTGTAAAGAAGCTGGATTAACGGAAGTATACATTATCAAAGCAGAAGAGCTTACAGAGGAACAAAAACAAGAATTCATTATCAAGGACAATGTTGGATTTGGGGAATGGGACTGGGACATTCTCGCAAACGAATGGAACACCGAGGACTTGGAAAATTGGGGGTTGGACCTACCTGTTGATTTATCGGTTAAAGTTTTGGAAGCCGAAGAGGATGACTTCGATGTGCCAGAGGGTGGTATTAAAACGGATATTGTATTAGGAGACTTATTTGAAATAGGAGAACATCGATTGCTTTGTGGAGATAGTACTCAAACGGATACATTTGAAAAGTTAATGCAAGGAGAATTAGCTGATATGGTTGTTACTGATCCACCATATAATGTCGCATATGAAGGTGGAACAAAAGAAAAGTTAACAATTGAAAATGACTCAATGAGTAATGATGATTTTTATAAGTTTCTTTATGATTTCTATACAGCACTTTCAACCTCAGTTAAAAAAGGTGGTGCAATTTATGTTTGGCACGCATCTTCTGAAGTTATTAATTTTGGTAAAGCAATGGTTGATGCTGGATGGTTATTAAAACAACAGCTTATTTGGGTTAAAAATTCAATGGTAATGGGAAGACAAGATTACCAATGGAAACACGAACCTTGCTTATACGGATGGTTAAAAGGAGATAGTCATAAATGGTATTCAGATAGAAAGCAAACAACGATTATTGAATTTGATAGAAAACAAGGAGATATTGTTATAGATGCATTTGGTGGAAGTGGGACAACAATGATAGCTTGTGAACAGTTAAATAGAAAAGCCAGAATAATTGAATTTGATCCTCGTTATTGTCAAGTTATTATAGAACGAATAATTAAAATGAATCCAGACCTCAAAGTCAAAAAGAATGGAGAAGATTATACATTGTAGCTTCAACGGAAAGGATGGATTCAAATACGGTGAAAACGGTAAATGTTTCACTTACAACAAGAACATCAAGAGCAGACGAAAGGCATACTTCCTAGCCACAAAAGAGATGATTAAATCTGAAAGTGAAAAGGAGAAATAACAGTGAAATATCAATGACATGGCAAACGAGCAGAACTTAAAACCCTTCCCCAAGGGAGTCAGTGGAAACCCGAAAGGTTACCCTAAAGGATTAAAGAACAGAAGTACCATTGCAAAGAAGTGGTTGGAAGTCGAACAGGATCTAAAAAACCCACTGACAAGCGAAGTCGAAAGAATGTCGCAGGAAGACCTTATGACTCTTGCTTTAATCAAAAGGGCAAGGGAGGGTGACGTCAACGCATACAAGGCACTTATGGACTCTGGTTACGGTGCACCTCTTCAACAGATTGAACAGAAAAACATCGAAAGCAATCTACCCGAATGGTTGAGTGATGGAGAAAGCCAATCCTAACTTTTTATTCCTTAAACAATCCGTTCCCCAAAATCGAGTGACCTTGTTGCAGGGTGGAACTCGTAGTGGGAAGACTTACAGTGTGGCTTATTACATCCTGTGGCTTTGTAAGGAGTATGAAAACGCAGGAATGGAAATCGATATGTGCCGAGATACGTACACAGCACTGAAATCGACTGCGTGGAAGGACTTTAAAGACATCCTTATAAAGCATGATTTATACAGGGATGAAAACCACAACAAGACGGACCACATCTACACTTTGTTTGGTAACTACATCTCTTATTATGGAGCAGACAATCCAGATAAGATACATGGTCGCTCAAGAGATATTTTGTGGATTAACGAGGCACATCAATTTCCAGAAGAGACAATCGACCAGCTATTTCCAAGAACGAGATACCGAGTGATTGCAGATTATAATCCTGCTCTCCCCCAGGAGCACTGGTTAGACAATTACATCGATAAGTACCCACCTCTGATAACCACGTATAAGGACAACCCCCATTTAACGAAAGCACAGGTTGCCGACATCGAAAGCAAAATAACAAATGCCTATTGGTGGAAAGTTTATGGGGTAGGTCACAGAGCACAACCAACGGGTGCAATCTTCTCCAATTGGAGCATTGGCGAATATATCGATGGAGACATTGTAGGTTTCGGACAGGACTACGGATTCTCAAACGATCCATCCACGTTAATCAAAGTCTCGATTAAACGCAAGGAGAAGATAATATACTTGAAGGAGTGCTTTTATGAGCAGGGATTGAACACAGGACAGCTATATCAATACACAAAGCAGCACGCAGACCGTATGCTTGTCATTGGAGATAGTGCAGAGCCAAGATTGATTTCGGAACTTCGACAGCGAGGTTTGAATATTATGGAAGCCGAGAAAGGTGCAGGAAGTGTCACAGCAGGTATTTCTTTAATGAGTGAATATCAGATAGTGCTCGACAAAGACTCTACAAACATGATTAGAGAATTCAACAATTATTCATGGGTTGAGAAAACGAACAAGAGCATTCCAAAGGACGAGTGGAATCACTGTATTGATGCAGCCAGATATTTTATCTACATGGCAGTCAGCAATCCAAACAGAGGAAAATATCACGTTAGATAATGAAAAAAGGGGAAGTCACAATTGCACCACTTCCCCTTTAACCTAATAAACTAAACTAATTGCTTATGAGAACAAGCACTACAAATTTATTAAACGCATACAAATAAAACAAATCAAGTTATCAATACATGGAAGCCAAACTATACATTCCCACATCGCTGTCCGAGATTACTCTTGAGCAGTACCAGTACCTCATGAAAATATCGTCTCCAAAGGATGATGAAGACACGCAGGCACGTAAGATGATTTCGGTGCTTTGCAAAATACCATTATCAGCAGTAGTTAAAATCGAAAGAAACTCGATCCTGGAACTCATCGAGAAGTTTAATAAAATGTTCGAAAATTACGAGCAGACTTTAATCCATCGTTTCAAACTTGGAAGTAAGGAGTTCGGATTTATTCCTGCATTGGAAAACATGAGCTGGGGGGAGTACATGGATGCTGAGAAATACATGAGTGATTGGCAGACGATGAACAACGCAATGGCAGTATTATATCGACCAATCATTAAAACGAAAGGAGAACGGTACTCAATTGAGGAGTATGAGTCAAGCATAAATTATGCAGAGGTCATGAAAGCCATGCCTTTGAGTGTAGCCATCTCTGCGAATGTTTTTTTTTGGAGTTTAGGAATGGACTTGTTAGACGGTACAATGAGCTTTTTGCAGGAGCAGATGAAGGAGATGACCAAGGAGGAGTTGACGATTATAGCGAACGAGCTCAATTTGGACAAAGATGGGGTTGGTATTCATCAATTTATGCAGCTGCAAAAGGAGATGTTACAAAAGAATTGAAATAAACGAAATCAGAAGACGAGCTAAAATATGAAAGCATACACATACCTAATCGACACCTTGCGAACTGCCTTTGAGGACATTCCACTTGTCACTACCGTATCCACAGGAAGCATTGACGATATTGACAATTATAAACAGACTCTCTTCCCCTTGGTACACATCATGGTAAACAACATGTCACCAGAAGCCAATATTCTTCGATTTAACGTCACCATTTTATCAATGGATGTGGTAGATATAAGCAAGAGCCAAACCGAGGACAAATTCAAAGGAAACGATAACGAGCAAGAGGTATTAAATACCACTGGGATTATTCTCATTCGTGTCGCAGAGCTTTTACGCAGAGGAGAACTCAATGACCGTTTGGAGATTGTCGGCAATGCTACCTGCGAGCCATTTACAGAACGGTTTGAAAACTACCTAGCTGGATGGGCAATGACACTTGATATTATACTTCCAAACGAAATGTCGATTTGTTGATGAAACAAGAGGAGACACAAAAGATGCTGGATGGACTACGCAAGTATGTAATTCAGCAATCCAGGAGTAATTTAACACGATTGACAAAGAACAACACCAAGACTTTGTATGGATCCATTGATGGGGAGTTGATAGCTTACCCTAACTCCATTCGTTTATCATTCAGCATGGAGGACTATGGATGGTATCAAGACCAAGGAGTGAAAGGAAAGACAAGTGGTAGCAAAGCACCAAGTTCTCCATTTCGCTTTGGATCTGGAACAGGTAAAAAGGGTGGATTAACGAAAGGAATAAATAAATGGGTAAGGCAACGTGGTATAAAATTCAGAGATAAGGAGACAGGTAAAATGCTCACTTATAAATCCACTGCGTTTTTAATCACTCGGTCAATTTACCACAAAGGAATGAGACCATCGCTGTTTTTTACAAAACCTTTCCAAGCAGCCCTGGATCGTTTACCTACAGAATTTATGGAAGCATACTCACTCGACATGCAAAAACTATTAAACGGAATAATGAAAGAAAACTTTAAACAAAATGGCAAATAACATTTTCGCACGTAGCCCGTACATAATTAAGGTAGCAGAAACGGGGCAGGCAGGAAGTAAAATCGAAATCTTTTTATGGAATAGTGGGAGTGCTCCGTCTGTTCCACAACATAAATTGTCGAAGCCGATTCCTTCGCTAACTAATATTGATACCACGTACAATATTGCACCATACATTCGTGAATTCATAAACCATAATACTTGGCAAACGATATACAATACAATAACGGATACTCCTTCATCGCAATGGTGCAACGTAAAGGTCAAGAGGTACAAATTGAGTGGTGGTGTTTATACCCTACTCGATACAAAAACATACTTTGGATTTGACGGGTATGGATACTATGAGGAAGGATATAATTACAACCTTGGATTGTATATGTTAACACCTGGAACGTACTATTATCATTATGACGAAAATGCAACGGTAGGAGCTACGCAACTAGATAGTGCAGGACACTTTACATTTGAGCGAACTGATGCAACATATATTCAATGGACAAATTTACGAACGGGCACTCAAACGAGTGTTGGTCTTACGGGTGCTGTAATCAAAGATTGTCCAAGAGTATATTCAGCTTGGTACGCAGATGGAAATCTTTTAGAAATCTTAGATTCAGATTTGAATACCTTGGCAAGGTATATTTTCAGACCAATACAAGAATGCCGAAATCAAGTCTATGTGTGCGACTTCGTTAATAAGTATGGAGCATGGCAACGTGAGTTCTTTTTTGGAGCATCCAATGAGCGAATGGAGAGCACAGCGACCACATACAATCTTCTACAAAGCGACCTTGTCGATTACGATGTCCGAGAGGGGCAGAGAAAGGAATTTAATGCGAATGGGATTAAGTCCATTCTATTGAACACAGGGATCAGAGATGAAAGCATGAACGAGCCATTGCAACAATTGATGTTATCAGAACGCATTTTGTTAAACGGACTGCCTGTGAAATTACGAACTCGCTCATTGGCAAAATTGAAAGTGATAAATCAGAAAATTATCAATTACCAAGTGGATTTTGAGTATGCGAATGACATTATAAATTCAGTGGTATAATGAAAAGAAACGTACAGATTTATGTTGAGGGCAATCGACTAGAATTATTTAACGATGAAAAGATTAACGTCAATTCATCAGTTCAGAATATTGCTGATATTTCAAAGGTGTTCACGGACTTCTCGCAGAGCTTTACAGTTCCTGCTTCCGAAAATAACAACCAGATATTCCAGCACTTTTACAATACGGACTACGATGGAACAATTAACCATAATCTCCGAAGAGATGCCTACATTGAAATTGACTTAACATCATTCCGTAGAGGTAAAATCCAACTTGAGAAATCAAACATAAAAAATGGAAAAGTTGAAAATTACACCGTCACATTTTATGGAGATGTCCTCGCATTAAAAGATAAGTTTGGAGAAGATAAACTTTCAATCCTGGATTATTCAGCAGACAGTCATGAGTACATTGGGAGTGAGGTGCAACTTCGCATTGAGGATACTGCAACGGATTATGCCGTATGCTACCCTTTGATTTCAAGTCAACGAGTATGGCAATGGGACAACCCATCAACTCCTGCCGACAACATCGACACATCTGCTGGTGCTATCGTTTACGATGAACTTCTACCTGCCTACCGAGTACGAAATATATTCGGAGTTATTCAAAATACGTATGGGGTTGATTTCCAAGGTACGTTTTTATCGGACCCACGATTTGCAGCAGCATACCTATGGTTGAAAAAAGCAGAAGTACCACAATTCACTTCTCAAGCTACACCTATTGATTTTGACTCGGTCACTTTTTGGGATCCAGGAGCTGTTGATTACGTCACAGTTGATTTGGCAGCAAACACCATTCGATACATCACTCAACCCACATTACTCAATCCACCCGTTCAGCATTTTATTGACATCGTTATTTCTGGTGTTTCAAATACTTCTCTTTCCTATTGGATTGATGTCTATATAAATGGAACATTAAACAATACTATTGAGGGGATTGGAAACGCAACGTACAACATTATAACGGACAATAATAGTGCAGGAATTGATAATACCATTTATTTGGTATTGCGAGCACAAAGCACTTTAACATTCGACTCAATAATCAACAGTTATTTCACAGGTTTAATAGCATACATCCCTGTCACTCTTCCCGATTATTCAATAACAAATGCCAATCAAACAGCGATGGCTTATGTTAACCTTTCGGATTTGATGCCAGACATGAAAGTGGCTGACTTTTTCGCAGGAGTGCTCAAAGAATGTAATTTAACTTGCTACGGAATATCGGAGAACGTTTACCAAGTCGAGCCATTGGAAGAGTGGTATCAGAAAGGTCAAATTATCGACATCACTCAACACACCATAGTGGAGAACATCGATGTGGAGCGAATAAAACTATACAGGACCATCAAGTTCAAATACCAAGAGTCGCTGTCTTTCATGAATCAGCAATTCAAACAGTTTTTCAATAGGCAGTACGGTGACTTGGATTATTCCTACCCATACGATGGAGAAGAGTACACGATTGAAGTGCCATTTGAAAACTTGCTATTTAACAGATTTGAAAACGAGGACATCCAGGTAGGTTATGCATTGGGGACAGGACCAGAGTTTAAACCGTATGTTCCTAAACCAATTTTGCTGTATAAATTTGGAGGTATCAGCACAAATACATGGTATCTAGATAATGGAACAACTGTCGATGGATTAAACCAATACATGGCTTTCGGGCAGGATCTACAAGTAGATGGTGTTGATTATTCTTTGAACTGGGGTGCAGAAACATCCACACTTTGGAACACTCCAATCAACAACGGATTGTACGAAACGTATTACTTTAATTATATTGTTAACCTCTTCAACCAGAAGAACAGACTGACGTATGTCAAGGCAAACTTGCCGATAACGATACTGACCTCTCTGCGTTTAAATGACCGACTCGTGATCCGAGACAAAAGGTACATTATAAACGAGATGAAATCGGACCTTACAAGTGGAGAGGTGGAGTTTACATTGATAAATGACTTCAGACCACTTGGACCAACCAGAAGTATTGCAGGTCAAGTTGGAGTAGGTGGTGTAGCACTCATCAATACTTATGTTGCTGTTCCAAACGGTACTTATCGAATAACAATTGACATCACAGGAACAGGAGTGACTTCTATTTCTCAAACCGAGTTCTTTGAGGATGCCACAATTCAAATCGAGATCCCAGAGAATACAAATTTGATTTATCAGCTTATAACAGAGGAAGGAGACAATTTAATTACTGAAGGTGGAAGTGGATTAGTGAACGAGGAGGGAAGAGAACTGGTTTACAACATTCCAATGGTACTTGAAAACTACGATGGATCAACAACAACGCAATACATACAAATAATACAAGCAGGATGATAACAAATGTACTGAACATGCTACGGATGTCACACCACTACGGAATATCGGAGAATGTGGAAATTGCCAAGGGCAAGTATAAAATACCAACCACTGTAAAAGAGGTTTTTAATCAAGCTATTCGTGAACGCAAAATGAAAAAAGCACTGAAAAATGGAAGAGTATAAAGCAAAGGTCTCGATAGACACTACATCGGCAACCCAGTCAATAAATAATCTCGGAGATGCCATTAGTGATGTAGGAGATGAGCTCGTACCTCTGACTTCCCAAATGGGAGAGATGGAGGACAAGTTGATGCTCATGGCACACGCAGGAGACACGTCTTCCGAGGAGTTTAAGAAGCTATCGAAAGAGGTAGCAGGTATGCGTAAGACCATACGAGAAACAGACGCAGGAATTGAAGCATTGTCAATGACTACTTCTCAAAAGTTGGGAGGAGCATTAGGTGGTGTTGCATCTGGATTTGAACTTGTGCAAGGTGCTATGGGTGCTATGGGTGCTGATAGTGCTGAAGTTGAAGAAGCATTGCTCAAGGTGCAATCGGCTATGGCTATGGCACAGGGAGTCCAGGGAATCAGAGAAGCAGTGCCAGCTTTCAAAGCCATGGGATCCACAGCAGTTACTGCATTTAATGGAATAAAAGGAGCTATCGGTGCAACAGGTATTGGATTGTTAGTAGTAGCCATAGGTGCTTTGTACGCAAACTTTGACAAGCTATCTGGAATTGTAGATTGGGCAAAGGAGAAATTTGAAGGGATGGGTGACGGTATAAAATCCGTTTTAACCATTGCTTTATTTCCATTCATCATTGCAATCGAAACAATCAAAGCAGGATTAGTTGCTCTTGGAATAATCGAAAGTGATGAAGACAAAGCACGAAAAGCACAGCACCAAAGACGAATGGCACAGGTTGATGCCAGAATGGAAAAAGAAGCTGAAGCAGCTAAACAAAGGAAAGAAAACTTTGATAATGAGCAGAAAAACTATGACCGAGCAATAGCACTCGCAGAGGCAGAGGGTAAATCAACTCTTGGATTGCAAAAACAAAAAATTGAAGGATCCATCAAGTTCCAGGAACAGCAGATTAAGGAAATGGAAAACTCCATTGCTGCAATCAAGTTTGTGCAAGAGCAGAGTGGATGGATGGCAAAAGGATTAAAGGACATTGTCGACCAAGCCGAGAGTGACTTAAACACGATGAAAAATGATTTGAAGGATGCACAGACAGACCTCAAATTATTAGATATAAATGCCAAAAAAGAAGCAGCTGCCAGATCAGAGGAAGCGAGACAAGCAGAACTAGAAAGACTCGCAGCAGAAAATGATGCCAAGCGGGAAGCACAGCAAGCCGAGTCTCTTCGATTAGCACAAGAATATCAAGACCAATTATTAGCTCTTCCCGAAGAGGAGATTGCAATTGAAGAGGAGAAGTTTTCTAAACTTGAAGAACTCCAAATGAAGTGGGCAACAGGAATGAAAACCCACCGTAAGGAAATGAATGACGCAATGATAGACGGAGCGAGTAACATGTTCGCTACCCTTTCATCCCTTTCGGAGTTATTCCAAGGCAAGTCAAAAAAGGCACAGGAACGTGCATTTAAGGTGCAGAAAGCAGCACAGATAGGTCAAGCTACCATTGACACTTTTAAAGCAGCCACAGGGGCTTTTAGTTCAATGTCAAGCATTCCAGTTGTCGGTCCTGCATTGGGAGCAGTCGCAGCAGCAGCAGCAGTCGCAGCAGGATTGGCAAATATTAAAAAAATAGCTTCTGCAAAGTTTGATGGTGGTACAGTTCCATCCGATGGTGGTGGTGGAGGTGTTGGTGACACAGGTGGAGGTGGTACTTCTTCAATCATGTCTCCGTCTCCAGCTATTGAAGAGGACTGGATTGCCCTATCAAAGCAGTATGTCGAACTAAAAGCAATTGATGAGGAGAAACGTATCCTTATGGGTGCTGCCCTCGTTCCAGACAAGCAGATTTATCGCAGAGACAAAAAAGAGGAGTTTTATATTTATTTCTCCAAGGACACAATTCGCAAAGCATCACAATTGTTTCTCAAAAGGTCCAATCAAAACAATGCGACCTATGAGCACCAATCAAAAATTGATGGAATGTCTGTTGTTGAGTCCTGGATCATTGAAGATGAAAAGCAAGACAAGTCTGCCTTGTATAATTTCTCTCTTCCTGTGGGAACTTGGATGATTTCGATGAAAGTCGATAATGATGAGGTTTGGAATAAAGTTAAAGCAGGAGACATCAAAGGATTTTCAATTGAGGGGTACTTTGAGCCATCCGAAACAAAACTATCTGCTGAAAAATCGGATGAAGAATTATTAAATGAAATCTTAAATATATTGAACGCATAATGTCAGAAAGAAGAAGAATAACAAATTCGCAGTTCGATAATGTACTAGAAAATTTTGATGTTTTTAGTGGATTTGAAAAT